AGTTCTCACCGTCCAAGTCATCCCAATCGGGTGTGGGAATGAACTTTGGGACATCGCTGTACACCTTTGCTAACGCCGCGCCGTCTTCAAGTTTTAGTCTTTCGTCTACGCCAACATAGTACGTTGGCTTCCAGTCCCATTCGGTTTGTTTGTAAATCGTGTTTACTCCGAAGGTTGGATAATCAAATAGGGTGGGCGGCGTTAGCTTTAGGTTCGGTCCAAGTCCCACAATGACACAGGTTTTTCCCTTATGTAAATTGTGGAAGTCGGCTAATTCAAATTTTGAAATAGTGGGCGACTGATACGGAGCCGCGTTACTCATAGTAAACAATGACGCTTCCTGACTTGGTATCACCACCAGAGGCAATAGTCACTTTGATACGCCCATTTGCAATAGGTTCGGTTCTATCGCCGCCCGCTGTACCTGTAAGAGCCGCTCCATCTTCTGCTTTATGGACTAACTCACGCGGGTAGAAGCGAATGTTTGACGTTCCGGCTGTAGCCTTTACTAAGAGCGTGTGAGTAAAACCGTCGCTAGGCTCATCATACACAGAGACAGTCGCGCCCGTAGCGGTATCACCAGGGAGATAATCAATCGCGCAAACTTCACCGATTACAGTTTCGCCGTAGGCTGTCGCGTTACCGCTTCCGTCGGTTGTCCAGCTCACTTTTCTTGTCTTCATCTTTCACCTCTACGGGTTTTTCTTCCGGCTGTTCAACCTTGACGGCTTTCCCGTTTTCGAGAAGCCATTGGGCAAGCTGTCCACTCGCTTCTACTTCGTCGCCTTGCGCAAAATAAACCTGCGCATCGCGGTAGTGTTCAAGCATTTTTAATTTCATGGCTTTACTCGTTCTTGACCCATTCCACAACGATGGACGCCGTACCTGTCTGAGTAACAGCTACGCCAGTGTGACGAACAAAAACAGTCGTATTGGCAGGGATGCGGTCTGAAACAATGGTCGCAACAGTAGCGTCGCCAACGGATTTTGAATCTTCGTAAGCCGTAGCAGCAACAAGGGTTGCGCCGCCAGCCGCTACGCCGAGTTTGAAATTTCCAGCAGCAACAGTTTGGGTAGCTTCGCCATACACAGCGTACACACGAACCAAACGCCCACCACGGGCATCTGTACGAAAAAGCGGTTCATCTACAGTAGTGCCGGAGCCGTTATCAAGATTGAAAAACTGACTACGGACTGTATCTTTTGATTGTCGGACTAAACCTTTCATGTCATTTCTCCAATGGAGGGTGAGTTTCCCCACCCTCCATATTATTGATTTACACGCCGACGTTGTAGGAAATGGCGGAGGCTTCGGTATCGCGGTAGGTCATACCCCAACGAGCGAGAGCGACAATTTCCCAAGAATCCGCGTTTGCAATGCGGGTGGTTTCGATGGTCATGCGGCGTTTGAAAGCCTGCTTCCACTGGTCGAAGCGCACGGCGAGAATTGCGCCGGTGGTGTTGTTGGCTACAGTTCCAGTAGCGACCTTACCAGCGGTGTTCGCAAGGCGGACAGAGCTGTTGCGGTGCATCTGGTACGCTGGCAGGATGGAGTAACCATAAGCGCGGGTCAAGAAGCCATTTTCAACAGTGGCGGCAGAGTTCACGTCGCGGGTCTTAACTTCGGGCAGCTTCATGTTTGCCCAGTAGGTCGGCATGTCCACGAGGAAGGACACGTTGCGGGGATCAGCACCATTCAAACCAGCAGTACCCATCAACTTCAAGGTTTCGATATAGTCTTCAATGACAAACGAACCGGAAGCCGAGCGGCTGTTAGCGGTGTTGGTTACGAGTGCCAACTTGCGGAAGCCATCTTGCAAAAGGTACACAGTACCAGCGGAGGGAGTGCCATCAATGCTGTTGATGTTCTTATTGGCAGAGGTTTCGACATCGCCGTCAATCATCAGGTGTTCGAGGATTTCAGCACCAGAGACGATCAACTGTTGGCGGAGCTGTGACACAAACGGGATGAGGGAATCTTCGGTCATTTCGTTTGTGTACAAAACACGCGCACCCAGCTTGGAAAGGGTCAACTGCTTATTACTGGTCGCCATCTGGGAGGCGGTCACAGTTGCAGCGGGGACTTTCAAAGTGCTATCGCTGGCGGTAGCTTCGCTGACACCGTACCAAGTGGGGTCGGTGGATTCGAGGGGAACGTAAATGCTGGAATACCCATCAGGCACAACCTGCGAAGGGATTTTGTCAAACACAACATTAGCGGCGCGGATGGCAGCCCAAATCTGGTTTGAGTACGCAGTACCAACCCAGTCAGAACCGATACCAGAACCACCGGAGTACATCGGGTCAGTAGCAGCCTTTACAGCAGCACTAACAGCGTCAGGAGTAGGGTCAATGCGAGTGGCAGCCTTGAAAGCGTTCTTGACGTAGGAAATGCCCTTGCGTCCTTCTTCGGTATTATCGTCTTTGAGTTCGGCGATTTTCAAGGACAGAGCCTTTACAGCACCACCGGAAACATTCTTGCCAGCGGATTGCAGAGTTTCGATCAACAGCGAGGTTTCGCCAGCGTCAAGGCTGTCGTATTTCCAAGTATCAGAGAATTGGGACTGATACGGGGCAGTGCCTTCAAACGGGAGGCGGTTGTTTTTGGCGCGTTCTGCCTTGATAGCGGCTTCAACGGCTTCTTTCTTCTCACGCTCAAAGCGTTCCTTTTCGTCGGCTTCGGCTTTCTCTGCCTGAGAGATAGCATCAATGCGAGCCTGCAATTTCACAGCCTGCTTGTTATAGCCGTCGAGCTTTTCAGCTTGTTCGTCGCTGATGTCATTCCCAAGAGCCAAAAGGCTTTTGATAGAAGCGCGTACTTTTTCGAGTTCTTTCTTGATTTCGTCCATTGTTTAGTTTCCTTTGTCCATCTTGGACAGTAATTTTTTAGATTTTTCAATAATCTCTAAATTCCGCGCACGTTTCGCCGCACTTTGTGCCTCTGGCAAAACGCCGTCAGTAATCTTCGAGACCTCAGGGAACGGAATGCCCGCGTCCCTGTAGATAGCTTTCATAGCCCCTAACGGTAGAGCGTACGCCATGGAGTTGGCAGGCTTTACGTTTCCGTTGCCTAACTCCCACAATGACACCTCTGCCAATGCCCAAACGCTAATACGTCCAGGTCGGCTCTTTTCGTACATGATGTTTTTCCCGCCGACGTTCAGCCTAGCAAGATGTGAGATTGAGCCGCTAGACACTGCAACCGCGCCGCGTTTAGCAGCTTCCCAGATGTCTTGCGCCTGTTTGATTGCCTTATCCAACACAACGCGGATATGCCAACCGTCCGCCATTTTCTTTAGGGAGCCTGCAATTACATTCCCCAGCTTGATGGGCTTATCCTGAAAACCTTCCGCGCCCTGTTTGATTCCGTGTTGGTACACGACTAGGGGAGTTTGAAACGTATCCGGCATCACGTCTGTGGATTCGTCGAACCATTGCTGGTCGGCATCTTTGGTGTGGAATGGAACTGCTAATACGTCCAGTTCCCAATCGCCGACGGCTTTGACTGCGAATAATTGGGGATTGAGAATAAAGCCAGCTTTCCCCGCTATATTTGCCGCGTCCGCTTTTCCCTCTACCACCGAAGCGTAACAAATGGCGATTGCCGCCTGTTCGTCATATTCTCCGCTGTCTTGTACCTGCATAACGCAGCGGTGCATTTTGTCTTGTAAGTTATCTGGTACGTTCTGGTATGGCATAAAATTCCCTATTAACGCAAAAAAGCAGGCGACGAAAAAACAATACATTGCGTATTGCTTTCACGTCGCCTGCTTTGCCAGCAAGCCCCTCAGTGAATACCGCGCTAGGCGGTGGACTTATTTAGTTGTTTTATACCAATTTACCGAAAATCGATGTAATCTAGTTTTACACGCTATCCAATTAGAGTTTGACCTGATTTCGCTAGTCGCTATTCAGTCCCGTAGATACATTCTCGAATAAATTAGTATTTTGTTAGTTCTTGCAGGATTCGAACCTGCGACGTTTCGAGTATTGGCATCGTCGCCACTCTCTACGCATTAGACGATACTTGCGGGCTTTATCCGCAAAACTTCACCATTAAGCCGCTATGGTAAAGAAGCTAACATTCGAAAATACTACCACGCTTTTATTTTTAGCGCAAGTGTCAATTACTCACGAGAATAAGCAAGACTTATTCTGC